AGAAAATCATAGAAAATTTTAAAATTCGAAAGGATTTTAAAGGGCTCACACCGACTAGTTTCACTACTGTACGCCCTTACGCGTCTTGCAATACGCATTCGAAACTTGCTAACTATGTAATTTCGAATTTTCATGGACATCACATCGATATCCACAAATGGAAAGAGAGTTACTTACGTGTTAGACCACCAATCGTAGAGAAATTTGTAGCTGATAGACTAAACAACATTCATCCTACGAATATTTTCTGGTCTGTAGCTCGAGTTGTTACCGATTCCGGCATGATCAAAATTGACGATATTAGGAAGGCAGTTGCCTGAGTAAACGAACTAACAGTAGTTGAAAACACGTATCGTGACATGTCTGATCGTTTTACTTCACTTAACTTTAAGTGCCCGTCTGGACGATACTTCGCTCCAGCGGTTTTACGTACTATTAGATCCTTGTTTCCAAACGCTCTGCCCCGTTTCCAGCTTAAACTATTGTGATCAGATATTTCTGATTCTGTGAAGTACAAATCTTCAGCGGGGTTCCCATCTCTAAAGAGAAAAGAATATTTCAAAACTGAGATGGAACGGTTCGTATCTACTGTTACAAGTGGGGTAGATTTTCGTCTTTTCTTTGAGCCTTTCGTTGTGTTTAACAGAACGCAAGCTAAAGACGATGGATCGTTTGCGATCCGACCTGTATATTGCCCAACATGGCGAGTTACTCTCTTAGAAATCATGTTTGGTAAGTCAGCACTGGAACATTTTATGTCAGCCGATAATTCGGATCTCATACTTGGGAAGACACAACTGCAAGTTTCAGAGAAGATGAAGAGCCTTTCAGGTAAGCATAAATTGTGTTTAGATTTTAAGAAGTTCGATCAGACATTGAACCCTTACATTCTAATATCAGCATTCGACCTTCTAGCTGGTATTACTGAATTAGGCCGTTTACATCAAACATTTTGGAGTCTTGTTTCTCACATTATGTTTGGTTTAATTTATCATCCGAAGGTAGGTTTCGTAAGGAGAACAAGAGGATTAGTTTCAGGTAGTTACTTTACTAACCTTGTGGATGGTATTTCTAATTTGCTTATATGTTGATACGCCTTATACGCAAGCAATCAAAATATGTTCGTTTCAAATGTACTTGTACATGGCGACGACGTTGTGATTGTGTCTAACACAAAGATAGATCTTACCAAACTAACACCTCACTTTGCCCATCTCGGCATGGAGGTTAAGGTAGAAGTTAGTCACTACTTTTCAAGTAATGAAGACAAAGTGCACTTTCTTGGCAGTCTTTGAGTTAACGGTAAACCACAGCGCTCAATACCAAGAATGGCCTTATCTGCATGTCAATTCAAATCGGCTTGACCTACAGAAGAAGTTGGTCAAAACAACATAGTAGAGGGTCGCTTGTATACTGTGTTTGGATACGATAGTAGATTAGACGATTTCTGAAAACTTTGAAAGTTTAAAGATTATGTAGGAAGGAAGATGTTCGTCTTCAATGAAGCTCTCTCTTGGGAACAGAGAGTCCTGGGCAAACAAACTAACACTGTAGGTACTTATGTAACTGGTGTTAGAGAACCTTGAAC